GCAGGCGTCGGCGGTGGCGGCGGCGGGGCAATTACGTCCGGCAGTGGCGTGACAACTGGCGGTGACGGCGGTGACGGCGTTGTCATCATTAGAATCTTGGAGGCCCTGTAATGTCTTATAAGGTGAAAAAGGATGGCGTTGAGGTTGCTCGCGTCAAGGCGGACTTAGCGTTTGTTCAGGGTCAATTCCCTGGTCACGAGTACGAGGAGATTGTCAGAAGGTCTCGCCCGCGGGGCAAAGATTCTTTCACCGCAACCGAGCTGTATCACGCCTTTACGTCTGACGAAGCCATTGCAGCGTTCGCCAGCAGCAACCCTGCCGTGACTGCACAGGCGCATCTGTTGGCCGTTGGTCGCGATGTTGATGTGTCTATCACCGACGCTGGATACCAGGCAGCCATAGATTTGCTTGAGGCTGATGGTGTGTTGAGCGCAGAGCGCGCAGCCGCATTCCGACTGGGCTTGCCGGAAAGAGGTGAATAAAAATGCAGACTTTATCCATTGTTCGCAACACAATCGTTACAGGGGTGTTGTGTTTATCAGCCTCATGTGGTACAATAAAACCATTCAGTGCTTGCATCAAGACTGGAGTGCTTGGAGAGGTTGTTAATCTCGACATCTGCGGTAAGATAGGAGATGGCGAATTCAATCCTGAGATCGGTATCTCACCTGCCCAACCTGCTCCTGCAGAGGGGCAATCAGGCGGTATCACTCCTGACCAACCCGCTCCGACAACAGGGGCTTAACATTGAGGGGCACCTTCACCGATCTTACGCTACGTTCGATAGACAGTAAGCCGGGACACTTCGCGGTAGTCGGCAACGTATCCTACAACGGTAGTTTCCGCTACACCGTTCCTAACGGGTTCGTTACGGACCTCGCGAGTATTCCACGGGTACTTGCGCCTATCTTCAGCAAGACTGGGCGTAGCAGGAAGCCAGCAGTATTTCACGATCATATGTACGCAACCAAGTGGCGCACTCGCAAGGAGTGTGATCAGGCGTTCCGTGAGATGCTGATAGCGAGGGGTGTGAGCAGGTTCGCCGCATATATTTATTACACCGGCGTTCGAGCTGGTGGCTGGACACGAGGTAGGTGGTAGATGAGCGCTCAGAGAGCACCCGGAACGGCAGGAAGTGGCACTGGCGATAGCGGTACATACGAGCTTTATGGCGACACGCTTGTTAGGCTGGACGGCGGTGGTGGCGGAAGCACTACTGGGGACTTCATCTCCCTCGGCCTAAATGACATCACCAACTCATACGGTGGTGGCAGCTACGCAGACGCCAACCAGGGCGGTATGCTCACGCAGCAGCAAGTGCAGGCCATGTACGATCAGATATACGGCACTGCCCCAGCGGAACAACCCAACTACGGCTACCGTCCCGGCGACAACAAGGCGTTCACGCAGGACAACTACACTCGCATCTCGCGGGATGGTGGTGACGCCAACAACGACGGCAGCATCTCGGCTGACGAGTGGGTGACCTGGATGCTCAACAAGGGCGCAGACGCCGGCTATGAGCAGCAGTGGGCCGACAAGATGGCAGCAGCGGCAGGCAGTGGAATGCTTGGCAGCGCAGTGCAGCAGCGGGTGGAGCAGGCTCTGAACCCTGCAACCGGCGGCATCGTCATCGGCGGGGCCACTCCCACTGATCCAGGGTACGTTGGCGGTGGAATAATCAACCAGAACCCCGGTGACGCTGGATACCAAGACAGGGTGGACGATACATGGTGGCACTCGAGCGCGGGCGATCCCGCTGGAGCAGACGAGATCGTGCCCGCTGATGTTGTCAATGTCTATAATAATCTTCAGGAAATCCTTGCCCAAACCGGAATAGACTTCATCGGCACCGACTGGGAGTCCCTCACCCCTAGCCTTGCTGTAGGCGCAGAGCTTCTGCTAAAGAATATCGCGTCAGGCGCAGTCGATCCGTCGACGCTCGATCCTTCCGTATTCGAGTCCCTGGGGCTGATTGCTGGCGAGGGCGCTGACCCCAGTGATCCGGACTACGGCACGAGGCCCGGAAGCGACAAGGTGTTCACCGAGGACGACTACACCCGCATTTCCAGCGACGGCGGAGATGCCAACAATGACGGCTCTATCTCTGCCGACGAATGGTTTGACTGGATGGTCAACAAGGGTGCAGACGAGGGTTACGAGCAGCAGTGGCAGGAAAAGCTCCAAGCGGCCGTAGATAGCGGTCAACTTAGCGACGAGAATGTCATGGAGTGGGAGACGCTGATGGGCGACCCGGACCTGGAGCAAGGCGGGCCGCTCTGGGATGCACCGCAGCCAATTACTCCAACGGGTGAGTGGCAGTGGGACCCCGAGATGCAGGATTATGAGTGGGTTGAGGGTGTGAATGAACCCCTGCCCATCCTGAGCGGTACCGGCGAGTATCAGTGGAACACCGACACCGAGGAATGGGATTGGGTGGACAATGGCGGTCTCATCGAGATCGGCGACCTGTCCAAGCCCGAGAACGCTGACATACTGGAGCAGGTTCAGAAGGCCATTGGGGGGTTAACCGATAAACTTGGCGATCTTCCTGATGCGGTTGTGGACATCATCAAGGGCGCGATACCGAGCGTGGACGATCTTCTTGACCCAACCCCTCCGGGAACCATTATCGGCATTCTAGCCACGGGAGAGGGCGGGGAGAAAATGCTCAAAGACCTGATTCTGGCAATTCCGGGTATTCCGGGCGATCCGGCAAAGATACGCCTGACTGACGACAGTGGCAACTGGCTCCCGGTATTTGACGATCCAGGTGGCGGCCCCACCATTGTAGGCAACATCATTGAGGCGACCACCAAGCCCCTTAACGACGTCAAGGACGCTGTCCTGGGCGCTGCTGAGGAGATTGGCGAGATATGGGCTAGCGGGGACACCGGCATCATCGAGAGGATAGGGTCCATTATTGGCGCTCCGTGGGAGATTCTGACCGGCATATTTGGCCCTGAAGATGCCTCCAACTGGCTGAAGGACCTTATCATCGGCCAGATACAGGACGGGTTTTTGCCGGACTACAGCGCCGAGCCCCAACCGGAACCGGAGCCCCAACCGGAACCGGAGCCAGAACCTGAGATACCGGGAGGGGGCGAGCCGGAGCCTGAACCTGAGCCCGAACCTCAGCCTGAACCGCAACCCGAACCCGAGGCCCCAATAGTTGAGCCCACCCCGCAACCCGAACCAGAATCTCCGGTGGTTGAGCCCACTCCTGAGCCTGAACCAGAATCTCCGGTGGTTGAGCCCACTCCTGAGCCTGAACCAGAGGCCCCGATAGTTGAGCCGGAACCGGAGCCGGAGGGGCCAATAGTTGAGCCCACTCCAGAACCGGAACCGGAAGAGGACCCGATAATAGACGGCGGCGGCGGCGGTGGTGGCGGCGGTGGTGGTGTCGGTCGCAATGGCGGCATGTTTACCGGCGGCATTGGGGTTGACTACTCCCCCCTCCAGAGTGTAGTATACAGGGTCGGTGACCCGATGGTCGAACTGGAGCGCATGATCTCTAAGAGCTTATTCAAGGACATGATGTAATGGCAACAATGACATACCTAGAACTGGTTAACGGTGTTCTGAGGCGGCTCAGGGAGCCCACAGTGGCTACTGTATCCAGCAGCGACTACAGCGCACTGATCGGAGACCTTGTAAACGACGCCAAGGTCACCGTGGAGAACGCATGGGACTGGACGACGCTTCGGTCCACCATCTCCATCAGCACCATGAGCAACGTCAAGAACTACTCCCTGACAGGCACAGGCTGGCAGGGCAGGCAGCTCAACGTCATCAACGATACGTCCAACTGGGTGATGGAGTACCGGACAGCCGACTGGTTCGACGAGAAGTATTACGTCGACGGCCAGACCTCCGGCGCTCCCCGGTACTACACCTTTGGCGAGACAGACTCCAACGGCGACCAGACTATCGACCTGTACCCGCTCCCGGACGCGGTATACACCATCCGTTTTGACGCGGTGGTCAGGAACGACCGTTTATCTGCCGATTCGGATGTGCTTGAGATACCGTACATGCCCGTCCTGCATCTTGCTTTGGCCTTAGCGGCTCGTGAGCGCGGAGAGACCGGCGGCACGTCTACTCAAGAATACTTCCAGATAGCCAAAGGTCTGTTGGGCGATGCGATAGCGCTGGATGCTGCGCTGCACCCCGAGGACACCATCTTCTACACACCGTAAGGCGGCAGAATGGCACAAGAACTCAAGAGCATTAACCTCGTTGCCCCTGCCTTCAAGGGGCTGAACACGGAGGATGCGATTCTGGCGCAAGACCCGTCTTTCGCGGAGGTCGCCAACAATGCGGTTATCGACCGCAGAGGGCGGCTTGCAGCTCGCAAAGGCATCACCAACCTAACCTCCGTCAAAACGGTTCTGGGGTCCGAGTCTGTCGTTGGTATCCACGTTTTCAGGGACAGCTCCGGCAACACCAAGACGTTCTCCGTGGGCAACAACAAGATTATGAGCGGCGAAGGGACGCTGGTAGACGAGACACCCGGAGCCTACACGGTAACAGCCGACGATTGGCGAATGGTGAACTTCAACGACTCCATCTACTTCTTTCAGCGAGCGCAGGAGCCATTGGTCTACTCTAACTCCAGCGGTGCCGTATAGAAGATGTCGGCGGTTGCTGGCGCCCTGGGCGTAACCTCTGCCATCTATGGCAACGAGGTTCTGGCCGCATACGGCAGGCTGTGGACGGCAGACTTCACCAACGACACCTCAACGATATACTGGTCAGACCTTCTGCAGGGTCACGTTTGGACTGGCGGATCGTCAGGCTCGATAGATATCTCTGAGGCTTGGCCTAACGGGTTCGACACTATCGTCGCTCTCGCGGCCCACAACGACTTCCTGGTCGTGTTTGGCACACAGTCCATCCTGGTGTATGCCGGGGCAGAGGACCCTACCACAATGGCCCTCTCGGACACCATCACAGGCGTTGGGTGCGTATCCCGGCACACTGTCAAGTCTACCGGCGCCGACCTTGTATTCCTGTCTCACAGTGGCTTGAGAAGCCTTGGCAGGACGATTCAGGAGAAATCGGCCGGCATCAACTCTCTCTCAAAGAGCGTGACCTCGGATATAATCTCTCTGATCGACGCCGAGACGGACGAGTTCGACGCTGCATACTACCCAGAGGAGAAGTTTTACCTGCTTCTGTTTCGGGGGCAGAGCAAAGCCTACTGCTTCGACACAAGGGGCGCTCTGGAGGACGGTTCTTGGCGTGTTACATACTGGCCCGACTCCCCCATCAAGTCAGTCTTTGCCGGAGACAGAATCCAAGGCAGGATGTTGATTGGGTTCTCCGAGGGGATTGGCGAGTATTCCGGTTACACCGACGACGGTTCCGCTTACAGGCTCAAGTATCGAAGCCCGGAGCTGTCTCTTGGGGATACGGCTCAACTGAAGTTTATCAAGAAGATCAGGCCGACACTGGTTGGTAATACTGGCCAGCCTATCGTGCTGCGATGGGGCTACGACTTCGACTCGTCATCCGGCTCGGCATCGTTCACCCCCACCACTTCCGGGGTTAGCGAGTTCGGTATTGGCGAGTTCAACATTGGCGAGTTCAGCTCTGGACAACTTGCCATAAGGACGTCCATCAATGCCAACGGCAGCGGCAGCACATTATCAGTCACACTCGAATCCGACGTCGACGGCGCGGAGTTATCAATTCAGGAAATCAACATGC